TGTATCACGTGCAGGTTTGCTTGGATATGTACCTCGATCAGTATTGGCACCAAGGGCAACAGTTAAGTTAGTAGTTGATGTAACAAATAGTGATTCTATTAATTTGCCAACAACATTAGTATTAGAAAGAGGTACTAAGTTTACAACATCAGTTGATGGTGTATCATATACATTCTCATCATTAGAATCTCAAACTGCAATTCGTCTTGACGATACAACAGGTAATAAAACATTTACTTATGATGCTATTCCAATAGCAGAAGGTACAATACGTTCATTATCATATCGTGTTGATAATGATATTGAAAACCAAAAATTCCAAGTATCAGATGCTGATGCTGATACTTCATCGTTAAGAGTACGAGTTCAGAATAATCAACAATCACAAACATTTGATACATATCAATTATTTACAACTTTACAAGATGTTGTATCTGATACACAAGTATATCACTTACAAGAAAATTCAAGTGGCTTCTATCAAATATTTTTTGGTGATGGTATTATTGGTAAAAAGCCAGTTAATGATAATATTATATCTCTTGATTATCTTGTAACACAAGGTATTGCTGCAAACGGTGCTAATGTATTTGATTTAGTAACAGCCTTTCCAACGTTAAACGAACCAGATATTACAGTTACAACAATTATTAATGCGAATGGTGGTTCGACTGCAGAAACAACAGAGTCAATACGATTTAATGCTCCCATTACTTTCCAAGCACAGGATCGTGCTGTTACTTCACAAGACTATGCTGCAATTATTCAAAAGAACTTTGCTAACATTGAATCTATATCAACATGGGGTGGTGAAGATAATATAGTTCCAGATTTTGGTAAAGCATATATTAGTATTAAACCTCTTATTGGTGATGCATTAACTACGAACGAAAAGGAAGAAGTTAAAAGTATTATTAAATCTAAGAATATTGTATCAATCACTCCTGAGATTATCGATCCTGAGTTTACTAATCTTGAGCTTGATGTAATTTTTAAATATAATCCTTCAGTTACAAGTCGATCAATTTCTGCATTAGAATCATTAGTTAAAGACGTTGTATTAGATTATAACTTTAATCAGTTAAATCGTTTTGATGGTGTGTTTAGACATTCGGAGTTATTAACACTTGTTGATTCAGCAGATCCTGCTATTACAAGTTCTACAATTCGTCCATTCTTATTTAAAACAATTGTTCCTTCTGTAAGCCGTGTAAAAAATGATTTTACTTTAAGCTTTGCTGGTTCTTTCTTTATTCAACCAGGTAAACCATTTAATCTTTCAAGTACACCATTTAAATTTAATGGTGTAGATCATTTCTTTGGTGATACTGAAATAACTGACAGTGATAATAGAACAGTTGTAATATATAAAATTGTAAATAACGAAAATATTATTGTAAATGGAAATGTTGGACTAATTAATAGCGATACTGGTGTTATTACTTTAAATAATTTTGCTCCTGATGATACAACACCAATAAGAATTACAATATCGCCTAATTCATTAGACCTTGCACCAAAAAGAAATCAAATTATTAATATCGATTCTTCAAAAATTAACACTAAAGGATCAGTCGATAACATTGCATACTCTGGCTCAGCTGGAACGATCAATTATGCAACTACTACTAGAATGAGATAATATATGGCTCAGCAAAGTTTAAAAAATCTAGATTCATTTTCAAGAGGTTACATTGAAGACGTAAGATCAAAAGTAGATTTTGATACTACGCGACGAGCTATTACGAGTGACAGTATTGAAGCTGGGACAAGCATTACGATGGCTTCAATACCAGCACTTGTTATCGATGGAAGTATTCCTGCAGAAATACAAAATCCATTAGTTGGTAAAGTTATATCAGGTAAAGGGATTGTTGGTACACCTCGTGTGACAGCTATATCTGCAGATCGACTTGTAATTACGTTTGATCAGCCACAAACATTAGATGCTAGTTTAGGCCCAATTGCTCTCACTTTTAGTGATACAAATTCAGGTATAGATCAATATGAATTAACTGGGTCTGCTAAGTCAAGGTCTAAAGAAGATATTCGAATTGATGATTTAGTTCCAGAAGAATTATTAGAATACGCAACAAATTCTGCGTATGGAAGTAATGATACTGGTGGTATACGCACATTCTTAGAATCTTATTATAAGTATATGAACTTGGAAGAGTTTACTTATAAAGATGTAGAAGTATTTGAAGATATCGTTATTGACAACCAGGCTATTTTTAGAATTAATGTTCCAAACAAATTTTTCCAAAGAAATTTAGTATTAGCTGCAAAATTCTTTGATGCTGATGGTTTACCTTTGCTTGTTGGTGACGAAGATGGATCTCCTACTCTCGTAGGAGAGGATATATTATTAAATGATAGTGCTCTATTGACTGTTGGCCAAAGCTACCAAATTACGAGCTTAGGAGATGGTTCAGAAGCTAATATCGCTTTAGGCATAAACAATATTACAGGGCAAGAAGAAAATTCATATGCAGTAAATGATGTATTCGTTGCAACTGATGATGGTACTGGATATGATGCAACTCAAGGTTCGTCACCAGTAAGTGTAAAATTGCTTTCATACCCTACGGTCATTGATGATATTTTTACTAAAAATATTAGTATTAGTAATGCAAATAAATTGCCCGGAAGATTAGAAAACTCAGCTGAACCAACAGGTAGAACTTTAAATATTTATGGTTTATCACCAAGATTGAATAAACGTAAGATTAGAATGGAAACTTATGTTTATAATTATATCGAGGCTGGTCCGTCATATCGTTTAAACACAATAGAAGATTCTCTAAATCTAAATGAAGCTCAAGAAGAATTTTTAGATTTAATGCAAAAGGAAATTGCTCCTGCATTAGATAAAACTTCGCCAGTTAATAAAAGAGCAGTATATGAAAAGATAATCGATTTTTATAAAATACGTGGCTCTTTTGAATCGATTGAAACATTCTTTAAATTATTATATAACGAGCAAGAAATTCAAGTTAACTATCCGTGGGATAATACACTTAAGCCTTCTTCAGGTCTTTATGATCCTAAGTCTGCTTTTGCTGTAAACTATAGTCAAACACAATTAATTGAATCAAGTGATAACGCTAATAATGATACGTTTGGTAGATCTATTTCAGTAAGCGGTGATTCTTTTGCATCTGGCTCGCCTAAACAAGAAGCTGCAACTGTTGATATTACAACGGATGCAGCAGCTAATGCTGGCTCAAATAATAGAACTATTCCATTAGCTAATACGACTGGCCTGCAAGTTGGCATGGTAGTTACAAGTGTGACTGATGCAAGTAATATTACTTCTAACAGTAAAATCGCATCTATCGTCAATGGTGTAAGTATTACCTTAGATAAAAATATAGCAGAAAATATTGGTAGTGGCGATACTATAAGGTTTACCGGCCAAGTTAATGCCGGCGCGGTGTATGTATTTACTACTACAGACAAAGGAACGTCGTATACTGAAGAAGCAAAAATTGTAAGTACTGCCACAGATGCCGATACTGGTTTTTCTGGAGATAATTTTGGTCGATGTGTTGAATTAGATGGAGATACTTTAGCAATATCTGCACCTTCTGATGAAACTACTCTTGGTACAGCATCTACTGGTTCAGTTGAAATATGGGAACGTAGCAAAAATGCTTCCGGCAATAATGTTTGGTCGTTTAATACTAAAATTATAGCTCCGGTTGCAGGCGAAAGATTCGCAAATGGCAATGAATCTGTGTCTTTAAGTGGTGATTATCTTGCAGTAGGTCACGTTGGTTTTAATGATGATCCTACTAATGAACCAGAAGGTGCAGTAGTAATATATAAAAGAGTTGGTTCGACATGGGTCGTATTACAAACATTAAGAGCTCCTACTACATTAAATTCAGGCGCACCTGCGAATAAAGGATTTGGTGAAACTGTTGTATTAAAGGGAAAATACCTTGTTGCTTCTTTTCAAAATTATTCAACAGCTTCAGTTTCAAAAACTGGTAGAGCAATTGTTTATAAGAAAAACGATATTACTGGTTTATACGAACAAGATGGAATATTGCAACCAACAAATGATATTGCAAATCAGCTTTTTTCAAAAGCAATTGATATCACAAATGTAGAAAATGGATCACCACGAATTGCTCTAACAAGCCGGGATAATCCCTATCATACTATATACATTTTCGAAAGAGGTCACGCACTAGGAGATAGTACGGCAGAAGAAGCTGCTTCATGGCATCCTTTAAATTCTCTTCCAAGTACTGTGATTCCGAGTATACGAGATAATACAAACTATGGTGGAATTGTAAGAATAAGCGGCGATAATTTAGTTATTGGTGAGAATGGGTATGATGAAGTAAATGCATCTAATAATGGTAAAATATATCACTATGAATATAATAATGATACCAATATATGGGATCCAAAATTACAATATAGAGGTGATATAACTGTAGCAGAGTCTAACTTTGGGTTTGGTCTAGATTTGTCAGATGATGATAAAGGTTATTTAATTGTTGGTTCACCAGGCAAGATTGATGGGACAGGAAATCAAAAGGGTTTCGTAAGGTCGTTTAATAGACCAGCTCTTTCTGGATCATATACAACTTCAGCAGGATTTCTATCAGAGAAAAATATAAAAGTACATGACTCTGATTTTTATCAAAAGTTTTCTTATGTTGTAAAAGTAGGTCGAAACTTAGCTCAATGGAAAGAACCATTTGATAAGTTAGCTCATCCTGCAGGGTTTAAATATTTTGGTGAAGTATTACTTGTATTACAAGCTGTTCGTAATGTATTAGGCGATACTACATCTAATACAACTGTAGGAATAGGTGCTGATACAGTTACATATTTAAATTCATATAGCGCATCTCCTGCATTCAGAAAAACAATGTCATCAATGCCCGGCATTCAGCCTGGTTATATCGGTATTGAAGATATAGGTTTACTGATAGAAGCAGTTGCATCAGTCTTTGGTATTATTGGTCTAGCTAGAACAAATAAAGATGCTAAGCTAACAGTTAGTTCAGTTGCAGCAAATGGTGCAATTACTGGTATATCTATCGCAGAGCCAGGACATGGATATGCAACTGCACCAACGCTTACGATAACTGGAACTGGAGCTGCAACGTGTACTATTAATTCTAAGGGTGAAGTAAACAGTGTTACTATTACTACTCCTGGCACTGGATATAGTACACAAACAAATATAGTAACTCAAAAATTATCTGAAGTTTCAAATTCAGGTACAGTAAGACAAATCGGTAAGACTAGTTCTACTACATTGGGTTTGCAGTTAATTGGATTAAATAATAAATCATATACGTCTACGCCACTAATTAGTATTTCAGCACCAGATGCTCGAGAAGCAAATGGTCAACCATCGGCTTCAAATGTACAAGCTACTGCTACTCTTACGAGAAATGCTGGGACTGGAAAAATTACAGGATTTACAATTACTAATCCTGGTAACGGATATCTAAATGATGCTAAGATAACAGTAGAATACGCACCAGAAAAGCGCGCTCCGGATTATACACATAAAAAGATTATTCCATCTAATCACGATGTTGAAATTAAAGAAGTGTTACCAGAAAATAATTATTTTAATCGTAAAGATCGTATACCAGTTACAGAATATAATGTAACAGTTCAAAGTAAAAGCGATAATTCGGGCAATGCTTTTTATATAGACAATGATGAAGCAACTGCATTATCATTAGTTCGTGGAAAAACGTATAGATTTATACAAAGCGATTTAAGCAATGTTAATCACCCACTTAAATTTTCTAGAGTGTTAAATGGTACACATGTCGACGCTCTGGAATATACGACGAATGTAACTTACGTTGGATTCCCTGGCACAAGTGGTTCTTATACTCAAATTACAATTCCACAAGATGCACCACTAGCATTATATTATTATTGCTCAAATCATATTGGTATGGGATCTTCCCTAGCTATATCTGGTAAAAATGTAGCTAAGGAAAACCCTGCATTTTTAGGGCAAAAGAAATTCCAAGGGAATTATAATATAAATAATTTTTCTAACTTCACAATAGAAGATATAAACACAACAATCAATGATGGAACTGCTATAAATAAATTAAACATCCAAGCAAGTTTATCAGACGCAATTAAAGAAACTACACTATAGGAAAAAATCATGGCCGCAATAATATCGGGAAACTTTAGATCACTTAACGCTGCAGCTTTCGTCGATGAAATAAAAGGCGATAGAAGTAACGTATACGTTGGATTAGGTAAATCTAGTCCATGGGGAGGAACCACTACAGCTAATACTAGTGATACTGATGCTCCTACACCAACTGACACACTAGAAGCAATTAACGAAGCACGTCAACAGCTTATCGGACTAAAATTAGTTACTGATGCCGACGTATCACATGTTGTACCAAGATATGATTGGAACGCAGGCGCTGAATTTGTTGCATGGGATTCTACTGATCCAGCTATTTTTGATAAAGCTTTCTATTGTCTAACTGCAGACTTTAAAGTTTATAAGTGTATTGTTGCTCCAGTTTCTGGTGGTGTATCTGATGTTCCAACGCATACTGATGCAGCTATTACTGCTACGACTGATGGTTATTATTGGAAGTACATGTATACTATTCTAGCAGCTGATTCTGAAAAGTTTTTAACAAATTCCTATATGCCAGTTAAAACTCTAACAGAACAAACAAAAGGAACTGTTGCTGCTGCTATTTCTAATTCAAATACATTTACTCTTGACTTTGAAAATCCTAGGATTCAAGTAGGTCAAATTATTACTGCAGATAACACTGGCGGTACATCAAACATTGATGCTGATACGACTGTTGTGTCTGTAAGCGGTAAAACTATAGTAGCTTCTGCCAGTATTACAGCTTTACATGATGGTAATATTGTAACCTTTGGTAATTTTTTATCAACTGATTCAAAGTTTTTGCAACAGCAATCACAACTTACTTCTAGGGCTCTAGGCTCAGTCAGTGGTATTGAAAGATTAAAATTAATAAGTGGTGGTACTGGTTACACTAGTGCAAATACAGGACTTGTTATAACTGGTGATGGGACTGGTGTCGCAACTCCAGGTACTATTAACGCAAATTATATTACTGGCGGTGCATTTACTAGTGATATTATTCTTACAGGAGATGCTGCTACATCAGGTACTGATGTTGTTGGTACTAATTTTAGTGTTGCACAAGCTACAGTTACTTCATCTGATTCTGGTGCTTCAGGTGCTGAATTTGAACCAATTATTGCTCCACGTGGTCGACCAGGATTCAGTACAGCTAGTGCTAGTGGTGGACATGGTACAGATCCAGTATTTGAACTTGGTGGTTTTTATGTAGGACTTAATGTTCAAATAAGCGGAACAACTGATACAGCAATTGCTAATACTCAAGACTTTAGACAAATATCACTCATAAGAAATCCTCTTATTGGTGGTGTAATTCCAACAAATCCAGTTTCAGCAATTAATACATTAAAATTTATTTCTTATGATACTGCTCATACTGGTGGTGATAATAGTGCATCAACCGCTTATGCAACTAAAGGTGCTAATTTAGCTTTAGCTGCACAGGCAAATGATCATGTGATCGAAAATAGTAGTACTGGATTTAAAGGATATATAGTTAATGTAGATACAACTGCTAAAAGAATTTACTACTTTCAGAATGATCTAACCGGTTATGTTGCACCAACCGATGCTGATATGGTAATTAAGACTGGTGGGCAAGCAGTTGCTGGATTTGCAATAAGTGCAAGTACAGATGATATAGGAATTGGCGCAGCACCAAATAACTTTAATGCTGGATCTGGTGAAATGTTATTCCTTGAAAATCGTGATCCAATTCAAAGAAGCACATCACAGATTGAAGACGTTAAATTAATTATAGAATTTTAATAAAGAGAAATTAAAAATATGGCAATTACAACTTTAAATACGAATCCTAATAGTGCGTATACATTAGATGATTTCGATGAAACTAAAAACTATCATCGAGTATTGTTTAAACCTGGCGTTGCCGTACAAGCACGCGAACTTACACAAATGCAAACTGCCATACAACGTCAGATTGATTATCATGGTCAGCATAGCTTCACTGACGGTGCCAGAGTTGTAGGCGGCAAAGTTTCTCTTGAAGTCGAATATGATTATATTAAAGTAGAAGATACATTTACAACTGGTAGTACAGCTTTTGTTACGTCTTCTTATATGGGAGATTATAAAGGTAGCATTATTCAAGGTGCAACAAGTACGGTAAAAGCAAAAGTTCTTCAGGTTATTAATGCTGCTGGTACTGATGTTAATGATTCTACTAAAACTGGTATTTTAGATGATGCGTCTGGTGATGCTATTACTTTATATATTCAATATATTGAAGGTGATGCTGATCGTGGTGATGGATCAGGTGGTACGTATAAAAAGTTTGTTGCTGGTGAAGTAATTAAACTTTTAGATTCAAATGGCGCCGAAGTAACCGAAAAGAAAACCCGTGTAGGTGGATTTGGTAATGGCGATACTTTAAATGGTGGTAGTGCTTCAACTGCAACTGCTGCAGAATTTATTGGATCAGGTACATTCGTAAATGATGCTACAAATGATTCAGAATTAACTGCTGCTGAATCTGTAGGTGTAGGATCTGCAGCAAATATTGAAGAAGGTGCTTATTTTATTAAAGGTACCTTTGTTCATGTAAAAGATCAGTCAGTCATATTAGACAAGTATTCAAATACACCTTCTCACTTTATTGGTTTAGAAGTAACTGAAAGTGTCGTAGGATCAACTAGCGATGCAACATTGAATGATAATGCTGCTGGCACTACAAACCTATCTGCACCAGGCGCTGATCGTTATCAAATTGCTACTAAATTAATTAAGACTGCAAAAGATAGTACTCCTAACTCTGAATTTACTAAATATGTATTGTTAATGACAGTTGAAGATGGTATTGTTGCTTCTGATAAAGCCCAAGGCGATCCAAAAAATACAACTGAGCTTACAAAGAGATTAGCTCGAAGAACAAACGAAGAATCGGGTAACTATAGTGTTGAGCCATTTAAATATGAAGTAAGAGAATATTTAAATAATGAAGGCGGTAATAATGGTTATAAGTCAGCTGCTACTATCATATCAAATGAAGACACTGTAAGTAATACTACTGAAGCAAGAACATTTGGTAATAATCGCCTTGCATTCGGTATTCAGCCAAACACGCTGTATGTTGATGGATTTAGAGTACAAAATTTAAAAACTGAGTATGTAACAATTGAAAAACCTCGAACTGAGACTCTTCAAGTTGGAGATGTTGAACGAGAAATTAATTATGGTAATTACTTTTTAGTTGAAGCTAGTACTATAAAAGGTATGCCTGATATTAATAACTTTACTGTTGCAACATTACAAAACACAAATAATAATAGCACAGCGATTGCGCACTTTAGTAATATTACAGGTGCTGGCCCAACCGCGGGCAGAAACGATAGCACTAAAGTAAGATATCAACAAACTGCTGCGCATGCAAGTACTAATAACTTTAAGAAAACAGCAGCTGATGGTACTGTTACAGAAAACTTAGATTTTGCAGTAACTAATCCCGGAAGTGGTAATGGTCTTATATTTGATCTAACTATTCGATATGATGGATCAGTTATAATTGAAATACTTGACGGTGGTTCTAATTATGCTACAAACTGGGACGTAACAATTCCTACGAGTGAGGTTGGTGGTGCTATTGTTAAATTAAATGGTACTAAAGTAGGTTTAGGTACTTGTCGCTTTAGATCTTTAGAGAAGCATCCTGCAAGTACTGATAATTCCTTAATGCGATTACATGTATTTGATGTAAATGTTACTTCAGGTTCATTAACAGATGTAAAACGATTTGATCAATTACATCCTGATGGTACTAGTGGTGCATATACACCCTTCCTTGCACAGACTTCTGCTACTCAAGTTGGTAAATTATATTCTAATGCTAGAACTGGTCCTTCAACTATTCAAGTATTCCGTATGCCTTTCACTTCTGTTAGACACATGGGATCACATAGTTCGGAAGTACCTCGTGGCAGAACTAAAAAGAGATATACCTTTGAAAAAGATAATAATTCAGATACAACTGGAACATTTAATTTGGAATCTGGAGAATCATTAGTAGGTGCAACTGGTTTTTTAACGCAAGATGATGCAGCTGGTGCAACGTTTACTACTAATGTTGAAGAATCAGGTGGTACTGTTACGGTTAGTGGCTTAAATTCTGGTGAAAATGATGCAGATTGTAATATAATTATTACAGTTGAAACTTCACAATCAAGTAGTACTACATTAAGAACAAGAACAAGAGCTTATTCAGATACAAGTGCTGCACCTTTTGCTGCATATGCATTTGATGGACATTCACCTATTCGTTTAAACAAAGCTGATGTTGCTAAAGTATACTATGCTTATGATGCATTACACGATAAAACTGGTACAGTTGCTTCTAGTGGCGGAGCTTTAGGTTCAACTACAATCACGTTAACTGCAGAAGTAACTGGAATTACTCCAGGCATGCAGATAGTAAAAACTGCATCAGATGCAGGCAACTTAGAACCAATTAGTTATGGTCACGTTTCATCAGTAACTGCAGCTGGTGTTAATCCAACTGTAATTACTCTTGATAGACCATTACCTGCAGTTGCTAACGGTTTTGGAATTACTCTTTTCAATAACCTAATGGGTCAGTTTGATTTTGATGACGGTCAAAGAGATTCATTCTACGACGAATCAAGATTAAATCCAAAAGGAGCTGCAGCGGCTATTGATAATTTAAAGATTAAGTTTAAATATTATTCTCATGGTAGCGGTGACTTCTTTACAGTAGATTCATTCACTGGTACTGGCGCTGCAGCCGAGAAGCTGTCATACAATCGTCAATATAAATCAATTCCTTTAAGAGATTCTATTGATTTTAGACCTGTTAAAGCTGTAACGAACGGAACAGCAGCTCCGGCTTTAGGTAAAGAATTTTCGTCTGGTACTGGTGCTATTACTGGTAAGTCACCAGCTGAAGGCCAACGTTTAGTTTCTGATATGGAATTTTACCTACCAAGGATTGATAAAATTGTAGTCGATAAAGAAGGAAACTTTAGTACTATATCTGGTAAACCTGGATTGAATCCTACTATGCCAGAAGATAGAGTTAATTCTATGACTCTTTTCACTGTTAAGTTGAAAGGGTATATGTATAGACCACTACCTGAAAAAGATTTTAAAGTTGTAACTCATAATTATAAACGATATCAAATGAAAGATATCGCTACTCTTGATGAACGAGTTAAAAAATTAGAGTACTATACATCTTTAAACTTCTTAGAATCTGCCGCAGCAAATCATCATATGACTGATTCTTCTGGTAATATCATGTTTAAAAATGGTATATTTGTAGATTCGTTTAAAGGTCATAACATGGCTAATGTGAATCACCCAGATTATTTGAACTCAATAGATCGTGCTGCAGGTACACTAAGACCTCATTCAAATACTAAGAATGTTCCTTTACGTAGATATGCAAACGATATAGGTGTAACGGGTACTGAGCCAAAGAGTTCTAAGATTGCTGAAAAGAACTCTATATACACATTACCATATACAAATACACCATTTATTGAACAGCCTTATGCTGCTGATAGTATTAAAGTTAATCCATACAATATCTTTACATGGGGTGGAGTAATGTGGCTATCACCAGATAGTGACGAGTGGGTTGATACACAACACCGTCCTGATGTGGTTATTGATCAGGTTGGTGTATATAATTCACTACTAGCCGTATTAGAAGAAGAAAATACAATAGGTACAGTCTGGAATCATTGGGAAACTATACACACTGGAGTTGATTCAGAGCAAATAAGCAATACATTAACTCAGCTAGAAACAGCAAACGTTGATAGTAATGGTGCTGCTAGAGCAATGGCTACTTCTACTGGTACATTACAAGATCACTGGAATGCTGGTCAACATAATACTGGGTTTATATCATATGATAACCAACACATTGATGTAAATGCATTAATTAATGATCCAAATGGAGAGTGGTGGGATACTGGTACTGATGATAGTAGTGGTATGAGAATACTCGTCGATGAAACAATTACAAGTGAAGTTACTTTCCATGATCAAGTAAGAGATGGCTTTAGAAATGATGTAGTAATTGATACTGTTACCGAATCACAAGGTACAAAAATTGTTGAAACACAAATTGTTCCGTTTATTAGACCACGTACAATATACTTTAGAGCAGAGCAACTAAAACCTAATACTAAGTTTTATCCATTCTTCGATGGTATTGATGTAAGTTCATATTGTGTATCAGTTGCACCAGATTATGGTGTTGATGGTTTTATCGAATGGACAAAGCAAGAAGCTATTGAAAGTCTTTCGCTTTATAATAAATCTAGTATTGATACAACTGGTCCGTTAATAACAGATGCTGGTGGTAAGCTATTTGGTAAATTCCAGATACCTAATAATGTTGCTGGCTTGAGATTTAAAACTGGTACAAGAGAGTTTAGACTTTCAGATGATATTACAAATAATACAACGAATGAACTTTCTTATGCAGAAGCTAATTATTACGCTGCTGGTAAAATTAATCACTTAGAAGAAACGATACACACAACTCGTGTTCCAAGGATTGAAACTACTCAGCTTTCTGATTCTCGTACTATTCGCGAAGATGCTGTAACTAAAACTACTCAAAGAGTTAAGTATATTGATCCATTAGCACAAACGTTTATTTGTGATCAATCTGGCGGTATGTTTACAACTAAGCTTGATTTGTTTGTAGCTGCGGCTGATACAACTGGTGGTAATGCAGAAAAAGCTAGTATTCCATTACGAGTAGGTTTAAGATTAGTTGAAAATGGTATACCTACTCAAAAGGCTGTTCCCGGTTCAGATGTAACAGTTTATTATAGTTCAAAAACAAATGGACATAATGCTAATGGATTGATTGTAGGCGATACTTATACAATTAAAACCGTAGGTGATGCAAACTGGTCTAATGCTGGTTGGAAAGCTAATCAGGTTGGACCTAACGGTGACAAACATGGTGGAACTGCACAAGTTGGTGATTCATTTGTTTGTACACATGCTACAAACGGTGGTGGTACTACAGGTATAGCTAGAGCAGAAAATACATGTTATGCTTCAGATATTACAAGTGATGCATCTGTTGCATGTCCTATAACATTCGAGCATCCAGTTTATCTAACAGAAGCAACTGAATATGCTATTGTATTGATTGCATCGTCTGAACTTTGGAAGATGTATTTCTCTGAAACTGGTCGATTGGATATCACAGGTTCACCTTCAACACCTGCTGCAATTGTTAAACAACCATATAATGGTGTATTCTTTACATCACAGAATGCTTCTACATGGTCACCTCATCAATTGAGAGATTTAAAATTCAACTTATATCGAGCTAGTTTTGATGTTAATGCTAGTACAACAGCTGCAAGTTATAAAGCTAGCTTTGTAAATGATGTGGTTGAAGCTGATAAGCTAGTTAATAATCCATTTACATACATTGCAAAACCTGATAGTAATACAACCGTAATACGTGTATTCCATAAAAATCATGGTATGTATACTGGTAATCAGTCAGGTGGTGCAAGCACAAGTAAAAACAGTAAAGTTGTATTTACAGGCTGTGTTGCAGAAAATGGAATTGCGGCGGCAAAACTTAATGCGGCTGCAGGTCATTTTGTTCATGATATAGAACATGATTCATACTGTATTACACTAGGTGCAAGTGGAGCTGCGGTACAAGCAACTACTCTAAATATTGTTGGTGGTGGTAGTACAGTATTTGCAAGTGGTAATGTCCAATATAATAGCTTATATGTCTATAACGAAAACTTCCAGCCAAATGGAACAAACTTATCATCTACGTTTGTTACAACAACTGGACGATCAATGGACGGTGATAGAGTAGGACGTCGAGGGCAAGCAATGGATTATTCTCCTCTTGCTAGTTCTATTATTTCATTAAATTCAAATCAACCACTCGAGTATCCTTGTGTAATTGCATCTGAAAAGAATGAAGCTCATGCAGCAGGTTTGATTAGTTCAACCTTTAATAACAAATCATTCGGTCTTTCCGTTGCATTTACTAATGAATCAAACTTACTATCACCTATAATTGATGGTAGAAGATTTTCATTATATGCAACACAAAATAGAATAAGTGATCCAGGCGCATATAATCAATATGGACCCGACGGTGCAGCAAATACAAATAGATATTATACTTCAACTGGTGATGTTACTGCTACTCCAGGAACAACTGCAATAGCAGGATCAGGTACTCAAAATAGTTATTATAATAATAACAACGCAGCGAGTGCAACGGCTGGTAGAGGTAGATACTATATACCTAATACATCACCACTCGGTACAGATGATATAAATAATTACATAACTAAAACTGTTCGTCTAGAAGCAGGATCGAGCGAGTTAAGAGTACTTGCAAATGTATTAAGACCTTTTGATTCAAACGTACATTTGTATTATAAAACATCTCCTAATCCAGATGCAGCTTTTGATTTACTTCCATGGACTTATGCAGCGTCAACAAATAATATAGCAATTGAAGCTGGTTTTGACAATGTAGAATGGGTTATTGAACCATCTAAGGCGTTTACAGTATTTGCATTGAAAATAGTATTATCTGGTAAAGATTCATCTAATGTTCCTATGGTAAGAAACTTTAGAGCTATTGCAGCAATATAATATGAAAGGCGAATATCAAAAAGTACAAGATAATCCTTCATTAATTCGTGATAAGAGCTCTGGTGCTATTATAAATATAAATGAAACTGCATACAATGCAAGACTAAAGCAGATAGAAGATAGTAAAAAGAATGCTCAGCAAACTGAAAAGATCAATAAGCTCGAATCAGATGTTGAAGAAATTAAAAACTTATTAAAACAACTAGTGAGTAAATAATGCCTCAAAATAAAGAAACAAGAGTATCAAAAAATTCAACATTCGAAGAATGGCGTCAATCAACTAACCAAGTATCATTTGATGTTGGTCCTATTGAAAGTAATGATGATCTAACAGCTGATTCTTTAGATAAAGAGACTAGGCTTACTGATCAGGCTAAGACTGTTTCTGTAGTTACTGGGTCATCTAGTGCTACCAACATCGACGTCGGTGCTTCTGCTGGTTGGACTGGTTACAACGCGTTTCATAGTATAGGTAGTGGTAGTAGTAAAGGATCTACTGCCCATACTAGTCGTAATTATGTAGTAGATGCGTCTGAAATCGTTGATCAAAGATTCTCAGTTGCTGCTAATGGTAATGTTACACTAGCGCCTAATATTAGTATCTATGCTGACAATAGCATCACGGGTGCTCAAAACGGTAGTGATGGTGGAATGTTCTTAGAAGCTAATACTTTCTTAGAAAATAATACTCTTAGAGGTAAGACAGTTACATTTAGCGGAACTATTAATGCTAATAGCTTACATTCTCGATACTCTGTAAAAGCATTTATTAAATATTTATCTGCAGCTCCTAATTATAACCTATTAGATGAAGTTACTGCTGAGCTTACTACTAGTAATTCATTTTCTATAACACTAGATATAGCAGAAGGTACAGTAATACCTCAGGTAGGATTTCTAGTTTCGGGTGTTAATGCTAATGCTGCTGGTAGCTTTGACGATGGTTCAATTGTTATAGAAAGTCTTCAGCTTGCTGTTAGTGCAGGAGCTAGTGAAATTATTAGTGATGCGGAAGAGTTTATCCGTGATCAATCGAATGGTTTTAATAACGTTGGTATTCGGATCGACTTAGCTCCTGATAAAAAGGTTGACATGACAGCGGGTCATATTATTTTTACTGGCGCATCAGGTGCACCTACTGATTTTGTTGCTGGTAAGAATATTGAACAATATACTGGTAATAATAACTCAAATACTCGAGAGTTTTCTGCTCAAATTGTAAGCGTTGTAAAGTCAGGATCTAATATAACAAAACTTCTTATTACAAACGCAGTAGGTGTATTTAATCCAGCCTTATTAATAGGTTCAGCTGATAATTATTCTACCTCAGCTCAACAAATTGCTGCTAATAAAATTGTAAGACAAGTTACTGGTCTATTAGATCATGGTTATGTTCGAGTATATAAAACTAATAGCGGTACCACTACTAAGCTAGCACAAGGTGTTGGTATAGCAAATGGATTCCACTTACCTCGAGCAACATTTGCTCTTCCTTTAACATCAGGGTCAACCCTGCCAGCTACTTATTTGGAAGGCGAAAGAGTTTATCAAACTGCAAATAACACAAAAGAAACTGCTAGTAATGTTGCATTCTTTAGTGCTAAAATATTAATTGCGACAACTACTGCAAACAAATATGGTTTAGGTACTCACGGCGGTTTAATATTATATGATACTGATGGAACCTTTGATCCTAGTAAAAATATTAGAGGTGCTACAGCTGATTTATCTGATGTAAATGCTGTTATAGGAAATGCAAGATACAGCGCAACTCATAATGATTGTGTATTAGATAATACATTTTCATCCATTATTCGATTAAATACTCCAGCTGTTACTGGTGATTCCTTTAGTGTTGAATTTGCAAGTGCAGTTGATGCAATCGTAGAAGTACAAGACGACATTGGTAAGATTGAAGATCTTGCAACTAATACCGTTCAAGCTAAATTTGGTGCTAGTGCTGGTCAAAAATCACTTGCAACTGGCGATATAGTTACCACTTTAAATACATTACAAGATATGATCGGCAATAATGTATTACCAACAATTGCTAATAATAATCATTTGATTCCAGCAAATATAACAACGATTAGTGGTTTAGCTAAAAGCGTAGTTGATTTTATTGGTGATACTGATTTATCGGATGCAACTTTAGGTGCTACAGCCAACACATCTTCTACTTTGACTGATGCAATTACAACAATTAAAAACTTTATTGGTAGTACAGATATTTCTGATATCGCTACTGGCGAAAAAATTACTACTACTATTGCACAGCTTCATGATGAAGTCGGTGATGTAACAACACTAGATGCAGCCGGTTCGGCAACTGCTGGTGGATTTGATACCGAAGTTCTTACAACAGCTCTTATTGAATTAAGAACTCTTGTATGTCCTGGTGATATTGATACTGCTCAAACCGCATTGTCTGCTAATGCTGGAAATGCTGCTAACTTCGCCGCAACTACAAATACCGACGGTGTTATTGAGCTACAAAAAATTGTTGGTGATAGAACAGGACTTAGTACAGATAATCTTATTGGTACATCAGCTGCAACAAACGATATTGTTGCGCAAATTAATCATATTAAAGCCGAAATTGGTACAGCAGCACTAGGTACTACTGCAGCTGGTGATATCGCATCAGCTATTAATGAATTAGAAACAAATATCCGTGGCTCTTTAGGCAATTATACTATTGATAATAACTTAAATGCTGAAGCAACATATGTTATAAACAATGGCATTATAGATGCTCTTAACGATTTAACAACATATATTGGTAATACTGCAATCAGTGGAATTGGTGCTGCAACTACTATTACTTCTGCTGTTAATAAAATGCATGCAGAGCTTGGAGATGCAGATAGTTTAAATGCTAATCCTGTTACTGCATTAAATGCTGGAACAACTGATGGTACTGGTGGATTTAGAAATGCAACTGGTGGTAGTGATGCGACAGTTGTATCAGCTTTAACGGAATTAAGACAAGCGTTACTTGGTGATACAGCAGCTCTTGCCGCAGTGACTAATGCTCGAACTGATACTGATACTCAAGCTACTTTAGCTTTAGCTAAGGCTGATCTAGCAAATTTAGCTGGTTATAGTAAAACAAATATTATTGATGCTATTCTAGAAATCCAAGATTTAATGGGTGATGTTACTTCACTCGATAACGGGGATAATGATTTTAATAGCGCAAGAATTACTGATTCTTTAGTAGAATTAAAAACAGCTCTTGTTGGTACTGGTGATCTTACAGACACAATTGCTACTTTAAATGTAGGCGACGAAACTGATTTTTCATCTACAACCGTTGTTAATGCTATTGCCGAACTTCAAACTGATCTTGGTCAACAAAGTCTACTAACTGCATCGCCATTCCATGCAGATTTATATACAACCACAGGATCAACTGCATACGCTAGCACAGATTTCCAATTAGCAATTAATGGTATTACTGCTGCAATCGGTAATGCTGATATTGGTAACGCAATTAATAGTGGTAGTAATGAAACTCTCACACAAGCAATTAGACAATTAAGAATTGATATTGGTGATGTTGGTGATAGTGGTGTAAATCTAGCTGCAGCTACAGGTTATTCAGCAACTAATTTAAAAGCGGCTGTACTTGAAATACAAGGTGATATTGGTGATGTAACTAATATCAATAATGCAACTGGTTATGTAGCTACTAGTGCAGTCACTGGTATTACAGAAATTCAAGGATTAATTGGTAATCCTGTTGCTACTGCTGCTAACCTAGGATCAATCAATACTCGAGTTCAAAAAGATACTAATGCCGGAGTTGCTGCCGGAGCAACTACGATACCAATGGGTGATACAACTGGTATCGTAGCAGGTATGACGGTTTCAAATATAGAAACTGGTCGTACTTCAAGTATTGCAGCCGGGACTAAAGTAACAACTGTTAATGCCGATAATATTGAGGTAGATACAGATGTTGTTTCAACAATCAATGATACTGATACCTTACGATTTGATGTTTCTACTGTTGTAAATGCAATTAACGCTATTGATGCTCGCATTGGGCAGGAAATAAATGCAACAACAATGGGTACTACTGAAGCTACGTTAGTACCAGCAATTAAAGAAATTACTGATGAGCTAGGTGACGTAACTGCAGGTAACCTTGGTACTACATCAAGTACTATTGTGACATCGATAAGAGAATTAGTTGATGGAACAGGTGCTGCAACAAGGGCAGTTTCTGGTGTTACAGGTTTAAAATCATCGGGTAAATTAGATAAAATATCTGGTACGAGTACTGTAACCAAAAATCCTACAGTAACAGCAAATACTGGCCAAGCTAATATTACTGTAGCAGACGCATCTGATCTACTTATAGGTGCAGTTGTTACAGGTGCTAATATTCCAGCAGATGCATATATTGAAAGTATTTCAGGTAACGTTATCACATTAAATAAAAATATTACTGTTGCTAATGTTACAACTAGTACAACTCTTACGTTTACTATGGATCAGTCAATTTTCGGTAATATTAACTTCTTTGCGCCAGGTTCAGTTGATAACGAAGAAACAGTAATGAAATTTGGTCCGAATACAGTTCTCGATGTTTCTGAAGGAACATTGAAAATGTCTAGTGCTAGTGCTGCATTCCAGGTTCAAAGTACATACTTAAAACTACAAGGTACATCGAGGACTGGATCTGGTTTACAAATTGATCGTAGTGAAATGCCTAATGTTTCAATTGAAGCTGGCTCAGACACATTTATTGAATGGCGAGAAGATTTAATTAGTAATAATAATCCAAGTACTGCTCATAATCTTAATGATTTAGCGTGGCGTGTTAGAGGTTTAACTGCAGATGATACTAGTGCCGCGGCATATACTGTTCCTAATCTCGATTTCCAAAATGCATATCGTCTATTTGGTATTGGTATATTTAACAATGCTAATACTATGGATAATGTTACTGTAACATGGGATGCTGCTGAAAAACACTTTAATGTTTCATTAAACGATACAACTACTAATATGACAGGTGGTGGTTCTGGTCCAGCTGGATCGGGAGCAACAGACGGTTTAACTGCATGGGGTACAACTGCTAAGATTCCTCAAATTCATGTGGATCGTCAGGGTCGAATTGCAGGTATTGCAGAAGTTGATATGGCTAACTTCCTCGGAACATTTAATGTTCTAGGTGAGACTGGTACTCAGACCGTTGCATCAGGTAATAATCTTAAATTTGTTGGTACTACAAACGGAACTACAACTGCTGTAACTGATGTTAGTGGTACAAGAACTGTTACAATTGGATTAGATAGTGATGTTAGCATTACAAATAACTTAAATGTTGGCAATGACTTTAAAATTAATACAAACAAATTTACAGTTGATGGTACAACTGGTGATACCACAATTGCTGGTGCTTTAGCTGTAACAGGTTCTATTACTCAAAGTGGTGGTGGATCATTTGGATTCTCTACTACTTCTGCTACAGTTTCATCAAAATCTATTATATTAAATGCATTGACAACTAATGCAAATGCCGATATTTCAGCTGGTACTAATCAAGCATATCTTCCTGCCGCGGCTTTTATTGCTCACCGTGGATTTAAAACAAGTACTGATGTAATTGCAATTGTAGGTGCATTAACGAAAGGTAAAAGATATCGAGTTAAACAGCTAAATACTGGCCAGGCAATTACCAACGCAGAACAAACTGCTCTAAAAGCAATAGGTGGTGGCCTGACTGACAATCTTGCAAATAACGATATTATTACGGCAGCAACGACAGGTAGTGCTGCTCTTGCTTCTGGTAGTAATATTAGATTAAATGAACAAGAACCAGAGGCCAAACTTGCATGGAGCGAATCAAATAGTCAGTTTGTATTATATAGAGGTTCGGACTCAGCAGATGTAAGTACAGATACAACTACAGGTGCAATCATTGCTCAAGGTGATACGATTGGATCTGCTACGAAGTTTACTGCTGCTGCAAATAGTGCTAATGAAAACAAACAAGTGCTCTTCGCGGACGTTACAGGTTCTACTTCACAGCTTCAAAGAAATTCTGGTTTATTATTTAATCCAAGTACAAATAAGCTTACATTAAGCGCTGGCCAATTAGATCTTAGTGCTAATTTTAAACATCTTAATGGTATAACTAATATTAATACTGCCACGAACGCCAAACCATTCGAAATAAGCCGACTCGGCGGTAGTGAAAGTCAGGTAATGAAAGTTGGTATTACTGATAATGTCGCTATATTTGATTATATTGAAGATACAACTTCTGAAGGTAAGAACGTATTCGGTAAGTACAGATTCCTCTTAAACGGTAATCATGGTGATGCTGATGAAATTACTGATCGAATGGCGCTTGAGATTAATAAAGATTCTATTATTGCTCGTGGTCTTACAGTTAACACTAATGGTATTGCTGTTACTGGTGGCTCTACACTAGGTGGTGCATTAAATCACACCGGTATGTTTACTCAAGAAAGACACGATGTTGACGGTGCAACTGTACTCGGTCATGAATTAAATAATAGAATAATTGGTGCACATTTCCAAAGTAAAGTTACGACTTCTGGTAATAAATCAATTCTGCAAATTGAAGATCGACGTTCTACTGCGACTACTGATGGAGCTGAAGTATATAGTAGTGCTACAAAGGGAATACAACACCGGATAGATGGTACTTACATGAGTTTCCTTGACTTCCAGGCAACAAGTGGTCATGATCATCAAGCAATACTTGGTGGTATATCTCATGGTGCGCGTAAAACTTATATTAGCGGTAATGGTACAACTGCAACTAAAATATACAATAATACTAATAATGCTGCTGCATCTGAATTAGTTTTAGAAACTAAAGCAAGTGGTGTTAATGTTATTGGTAACATGGAAGCAGATTCGGCTGATGTAACTGGTAATTTAGTAATTAGAAATGCTGCATTCCCAACAGCTCAAGATCCAATTGGCGGCGCTGATTCTAATTATAATTTAGCTCCGGCTTCTCCATTACATATTCTTAAGAGAAGTGCTAATTTGCAAACTGATAATGTATTAGCTACATTTGAAGTACATGGGGCAGATTACGGTGCTACTCCTGGCAAAATCTCTATTGACTTTAAAGGTCAAGATACAAATAATAAAACAAATTTTGCTCGAATCTCTCAAGCTACAGTTAATGATATTGATTACGGTGATAACAATGAAGCTACTTCTAATCTAATCTTTGGTGCTACATCTAACGGTGTGTATGGCGAGAAAATGATTATGACTGGCGGAGGCCGATTAGGTATTGGTTTGCTCAAGCCTACGTGTACTCTTGATGTTGATGGTACAACTAAAGCAGCTAGCTTTGTAGTTAATCGTGATGAACCTTCATCAGTAACGGTACAGCAATCTACAATTCCGGCTGGTCAAACTACTAACTCAATTAATAAAATAACATTAAGCAATAATGGTAATACTGATAGACTTGGTCTAATGCGAGTACAAAGTACACAGTTAGGAACTACGGCTGGTAACAGTACGAATCAAGCTGTTTTTGTATGCCGTAATGGTAATACTTCATATTTACAAGTAATCGACCAAAGAGATGGGGATGGTGCAGATTGGACAACTGCTCATAAACGTCTTGAGTTTGGTATCGATACTACACGTATGAGCTATATTGCACAAAACCTTAATGAAGATTATGGTTTAGAAATTGGTACTGCTGGAAATTCAGGTGCGGTGAGTGCAGACAGCTTTACACCACAACCATGGATTCGATTTAGAAAAGCAGCTTCAGGCAACGGCGCTGGTGCTGTTGAATTGTATCATGGTAATTCTGGTACTTCTACTAAGAGACTTGAAACAACTTCAAGCGGTGCAAACCTTACTGGTGATTTAACAATCCCAGGAACCGGTAGAATATTTATTGGTGATCACGATTACTCTAATAGTGCTCATGGACAAGCAATTGCAAACGCGAAGCTTCATATCAGATCTAATGATGCTAATGACGCTAAGCTTATTATCGAAGCAGATGCTGATAATAATTCGGAAGGAGCAAATGCTGCACTTGAATTGTGGCAAGACGGTCAACGCGTTGGTGGCCGGATTGAAACAACAGCTAGTAACGGTGTGCATGCGACGGATTCACTCGATAACTCATTACTTATTTCTGCAATGAATGATGTTGGTGGAAACCAAGCTCATATACAGTTTGCTACTGATGGAGATGCACCGCAGTACGGTACAGCTATTGGTAAAGTCAGAATGACAATACTCGATCAGGGTAATGTTGGTATTGGTGTTAATGATCCTGATCAAAAATTAGAAGTTAGCGGTAATATTAAGTTAAGTGGCATCATCGATCAAAACGGTACTGGCACTAATGACTTCGAAGGTCAAATTGATTGTAATAAGGATGTTAAAACAACTGCTTCAGGTAAAGGTTTCTATGCATTTGGTGGTGGTAGTGATTACCTCACAATGACTCATGACGGATCTGGTGGTCATATTACTTCATCTGATAAGCTAGAAATTGAAACTCCGACTTTTGAAGTTCGTAAAAGTACTGCTGGTGAGTTAATGATTAAAGCCGTACAAGACGGTGCAGTAACTCTATATAATAATAATCTTCAAAAATTAGTTACTACTTCAAGTGGTGTACGAATTGGTCGTGATGCAGATGATGTTGCTTTAGCAAACTATGTAGACGGTACAAGGTTTAATCCAAGTAATCTTGAAGTTAATCAGATCACGTTTGATCGCGGGCTCAATAGTAATGACGCTGCTTATATAAGATTTGTTTCAACTGCAGCTGCTGACAATCCTGCAACAGGCAATCGTTCAGCTTTAGATATTAAAATAACTGATGATGTGTCTGATACTGCATCTACTGCTGATAAGATTAGAATGAGAATGCAATCTGGTTCTGTTAATAGTGGTAATGAATATTCATTGGTAGAAATTTCTGGTAAATCAAATGGTTCTACTCGAATGGATCTTACACAGAGTCCAGGAACAACAAGTGAAGTAATAGCAGATACATTTTCTGGTGATTTAGCTGGTAATGCTAGCACTGCAACAACACTATCTACTACTCTTGCAGTTGCTAAGGGTGGTACTGGTAACACAGCATTTGCAGATAAGGCTGTTATTATTTCTCAGGACAGTGGTACTGATAAATTATCTGCTGTAACAATGTCGACAAATGGCCAGCTACTTATTGGTGGCACGTCTGGTCCTGCTGCAGCTACTCTTACTGAAGGTCAAGCTATTGATATTACTAATGGTAATGGATCGATCACAATTGCAGCTGAAACTGCAACTGATACTACTCTTGGTGTTGCTAAGTTTAATACTGATAACTTCTTGGTATCGGCCGGTGATGTTACAATTAAAGATGGTGGTGTTGCTACTGCTGAAATTGCTGATGATGCAGTTACTTTTGCTAAGATGCAAAATGTTGCAACTGCTACAATCATGGGTCGAGAGGCCGCTAACAGCGGTGATGCTAAGGCATTGACTGCAGCTCAAGCTCGTGGAGTACTTAATGTTGATAATGGTGCTGATAACTATGGTAGTTGGAAACTTAAAGGTGGTGCGACTGGTACTACTGACATTGGTACAGGCGAAACTGTTTCTTTCCAAGGGAGTGGTGCCACAAGCGTAGCAAGAAGTAATAATACTATTACGATATCATCTAGTAATACAACTTATTCTGCTGCTGGAGCAGATGCTACGGCCAATGCCGGCATATACCTGAATGGTACAACATTTACACTGACGAGTGACATAAGACCTAATACAACTCAGACCTTTGGTAATAATACTGGAACGAAAATAAAATTTGCAACGCGTTATAACGCGGCCAATCCAGGGATTGAAATGTATACTGCACACAGCAGCTCTGCAGCTTTCTACCTTGCGCCAGCCGAGAAGGTGTTAAGTTCAGATCATAGATCAGAGAATAGCAGTTTAGCGTATCAAGGTGTCATCGATGATATATATACAGTTAAAGTTGCAAAGAAAACACCTACTCTTGATAATGAGCTTTCATCTAAACAGTATGTTGATTCACAAAGAGAATTTATGGGTGGTGGTCGATATGGTGGGGGAGACGGTGGAACGGCTTCCCATCTACAGAATTGTACACTTGGTAGAATATCAACAGGCAAATATCGCGTTACTATTGCTAAAGGCGGAACAAATGATGGAGCAGATGGTTCAGAACACTACTTAATACCATCGCTGGCCCACTCTGGATTAAGAACTACCAGCGGCAATAACCCTTCTACCACCACAGGACCTGGCAATGATTCAGGTGCAACTGGAGCAATGGAATTACCCGCGGGTAAAGGTCAGTTAACTATTACAGCTTATGTTGAAGATCAAACTACGACACAATTAAAATATATAGTTGAAATAACAGAGATGCGAGCTGGCAGGGTATACTGGACAAACGATGATGGTCAGCATAATACTAAATTTACTAGACACTACCAGGATTCTGCCTTTACTTGGATGTTTAAGTGCGGTCGAGGTGTGACTGAGTAATCACTATATATAATATTATGCTGTACAACTTGAGGTGAAAAATGAAGTTATATAATTATATCGAGAAGGAGATTGATGGAAGTTTGATTTTTACTCAATCTCCAGATCCCTTAGATAGAAAATATGTTTTTGAAATAAAAGAAATAGAAAACTATGGCGATCATATTAAATATATTGATTGTTGTTACTTAGATGAAAATAATAAACTAGAAATAGATTTAGTAAAAGTTTTAGCTAAAAAAATAAAAGATTTAGAATTTCTTTCTAAGACTAAAATACAAGAGTTAAGAAGAATGCTTACTGAGGCTTCAGCCTTAGGAAGAAATGATCTTGTAGAAGAAATTGTACGAACTATAAAGGAAGTTAATTCCTTTACGAGTTCAGATTTTTCTAGTCTTAAGAGCGTATCAGATATTGAAAATGTTGTTTGCCCTGAATTAACTTTAGATTATGAAGGACTTTATAGTGAAAAATTATACGGAATATGATATATGTAATATAGGTATTCAGGAACCTTTATATGTTGAAGAACTAGAATCTACCTTAAAGAGCTTTGCAAACAAAGAAACATATGATAAGTATTTTGATGATAAATTAATTCGGTCAGAAAATAAAGCAGATCCTTATGCGTATAGAGCAATGAACTCGAGATCTGCTAGAATACCTGGCCTAGAACAATTACGAACATTATTTCCAATATTAAAAAAATCTTTTCCTAAGTTAATGTTTAGAGTAAGTGGTCATTTTATATATGGACCTGGCGACGGAATTGATGAGCACACAAATGCCGACGACCCAACCAATACTATGTATATTACGTATGCAACTGGTAAATCCAAATTTTCTTATAGATTCTCTCCTGAAGATGAATTCATCGATACTTATGATAATGTAAATGGTTTAACTTTAAGAACATTTACAATAACATCAAAACCACCTTATATACACCACAAAGTGGAATGTGAATCTGGCTATCGTGTTTCCATAGGATTGAGATATGTCCAAATTTGATCAAAGCGGAATGAACCAAAGATTTAGTAATCATTGGTTAGGTGAGGATGAGGAACATAGTAATTACTGCATTAATGTGCATCAAATGATAAAGACTCTTCATTGTTTAAGATTAGTATCCTTTGAAAAAAACTATGATATAAGTAATACTACATGCAAATCTTGGCCTTTAAAAACCAGTGTTTTAAATCATTATCAAACAGAAGGTGTATATACAAAGCCTATTGTAGTGACTGATGATGACTATTGTCTAGATGGTCGTCATAGAATAGCTTTCTATAAAGAAAATAACATTTCAACACTTCCTGCTTATGTTGTTCCTCGATCTCAAGTAGATAAATTTATTGAGAGTTTGTGATTTTTATTTGTATAAATATACTATATTACAACGCAAATTAAGGTAAATATTCATGGCAATTTATTCCAATTTAATAGTTGATCAAGGGTCTAATTTCACTTCAACCATTACTGTAACAGATAGTGATGGTGATGTAGTTAATCTTACTGGTTATACTTATGCTGGTAAGATTAAAAAGAATTACAGCTCAGCAACTGCAGTTTCCTTTGTTACTCCAACAACTCCAGGTTCTAATGGCCAAATAGAAATCAGACTAACTGACACTCAAACAAAACTATTAGAGTCGGGTCGTTACGTCTATGATGTTGAAATATACTCAAGTGGCGGAGTAACAACACGAGTAGTTGAGGGTCAGCTTGAAGTAACTGCTGGAGTCACACTAGGAGGAGTATAATATGTCAGATATATCGGCAAAGATTTCGCAATCTGGTTTATTAAAAGGTTCCTCATCATCACAACAAGAAGTTGTCGCATCTAAAGTTGAAGTGAATACTGCAGGAATAAACCTCGGTGATCTTTCAGATGTTATCATTACGAGTCCTGCTGATGGTAGCTATATTGTATACGATAGTAATACAAATACATTCATAGACGATCAAACCATAACTAAAACTGCTAACGGTATTAATTTAACCGGTA